GTCTTTGGATTGTCATTCACCCTCATTTTTAAAAAACAATCTAAGAGTTCTAAAGCAGCAGAGCTACTAAACAAACATGTAAAAGAATGGGCAGTTCGTGAAAGTAGGCGTGGGGGGTTATTTGCTCCAGATCAAAATACGCAGGATCTTGAAAGTTGCAAAAAACGTTTTAAAGATAGTCCGGTAAGTATGAAAGTTGAGTGGTCAAAAAAAGATGAGCAACCGTAAATTCACTTGGTGCCAAGACTTAGAAGGTAACTCAGGTTCGCAGCGCTTTAATACGTTATCAAGCAAATTTGGTGATGGGTATGAGCAAAATGTCTCAATAGGAATCAATAACCGATCTGGCACATGGCAATACACAAGAACGGCAAAAAAAGCCGAAATTATGCAAATCAAAGCATTCTTCGATCAGCATAAAGGCGCTGACTCGTTTCTTTGGGATTCGCCATTAGACGGTGAAGTCCGAGTTAAAACAGGCGAATATCAACCCCGTTGTTTAGGCGGTGATGTATGGCAAATCTCTACGACATTCACCCAAGTCTTCTATCCATAAAAAATTAACTTTTGACTAGGTATGTATTACTATCAAATGGCTGAATTTTCAGCGTTTAATGCATGAGGTCAAAATGAAAGACGGTATTTACTTCGTCAAATTTAAAAGCACTATTCAAGATTTTGGAGAGGGTACAGTCGTTGTTAGTAATGGCGTAGTTAATGGCGGAGACTATGGTTTCACTTATCAAGGTAAGATTGATAATAACCATATCAAGCTAAATGCAAAACAACATGATAGGAATATTGAGTCGGTTTTTGGCAATATCACTAGTTATGAAATTGTTTTAAATATTAACCCTACAGAAGACGGCTATGAGTTAGTAGGAAAAACTGATTTAGCTCCAGGTGTAATTATTCAAGTTCAAGCTAAATACATTGGTGATCTATTAACTTAAAACTTATCGTTTAAATGAAGGGCACATAGTGCCCTTTTTTATTATCTTAAGGAAATTAAAATGAAGCAGTTATTCATTAAATTGTGTGTAAAATATACTGGTAAAAATAAACAAGAACTCGCTCAAAAGTGGGGCTTGTATTACTTCTTAACCAGATCAAAAAGCAAAGCCTATTGGTACACAATTTTTTCTTAATGTCGTGACCTCATGCAAGAAACTACGGCATGCACACAAGACGGAGTTGTGCCCGTCATCTAATTCTTAATATTTCTATGCCCCGCAATGTCGGGGCTTTTTTATGCGAGTAAGAAAATGACGATTCAAACAGTAAATCTTGGCACTGCCCCAACGGGTGCAGGTGGCGACACATTCCGCTCTACTGGCGCAAAAATGAATGAAAACTTTACGAATAACACCCATGCAGCTAGTCGTTATGTAGGTACCGCTGCCGGGAATGTGATGGAGGTTGGGGCTTTTGGAGTTGGAAAGTCAATTCGATTAGGTAGTCAAAAATTATCAACATTG